GGAGCATCTAATGGCTCAATGTCATTCCGTAGATTTACGGTGTGGCGGAAAAAGATATTCGCTGCCGTGTCCGGGAAAATCGGAAGAATGGCGTGTCCTCGGTTTTTCAAGGAAGGAATGCGCGAGGAACTTCCTCGTTGAGTTAAACGATATGGAGGTATTGAATGCCTGAGTTTACTGAATACGACCCATCAAACGGAATCACTTACGCCGTAGACGAATTTGAGGGAAAGGAATACATGCGCAAGACCGAGAATGTTGAGCTTGTGCGTAAGGTGAGCATGTTCGAGTCCAATACCGGCGCTCGTGACAGCGGCATCAAGGCGGGATGGTGGAAGGTGGCAAACGTACCTACGACTATCGTGCTGGAAATGATGAAGCAGGGGTATGACATCATGAGCAAGGACGACGCCGAGTTCTGGCGAGCCATGCGCTACTTCAAGTCAACGTATCCAGACCTTTGCACTACAAATAAGAGGTTCGCGTGAGAGTAGACGACCTGAAACACGCAAAGGATTTGGCAGAGGCCGGGGAACTGGACTTGTCGTGGGATATTGTCAATCGGCAACTGACGACAAACCCGGATGACCCGCTGGCACTGCTGATTGCCTCCTACATCATGGAGAAGTCGAACAAACCTGTGCTGGCCTACCATCTGGCGCGGCGCGTGTCCGAGCTTGCTCCTACCCGCTTCGAGGGCTGGAACAACTTTGGCCGCGCGGCGGATATGCTGTGGATGGTCGAGGTTTCCGAGAGGGCTATCCGCAGGGCCATCAACGCAGCACGCACCGACAAGGATAAAGCAACGGCGCTTCTCAACCTGTCGGCGCTTTACATCAACATCGGGCGCTTTTCCGAGGCCGAGAAACTGGCCGAGCAATCGCTGGAAACCGACTATTCCGCGAAGGGCAAGGCGAACCTTGGGTTCTGCCAGCTTGCGCGGCGCAATTGGGAGGAAGGGTGGGACAACTACAAGTTTTCCCTTGGAATCATGCCGCGCATGAAGGTCCAATACGCGGACGAACCGGAATGGGATGGCACCAAGGGGCAGGCGGTAGCCATCTACGGCGAGCAGGGAATTGGCGATGAAATATCGTTTGCCTCCATGCTGCCGGATGCCGGGAAGGACTGCAAAAAGGTCATCATCGACTGCGACAAGCGCCTGAAAAACCTGTTTCAGCGTTCGTTCCCTTGGGCGTGCGTCTACGGCACGCGCTCAGACAAGGCTGTGGATTGGGCCGCCGAGGATAGGCAGATCGACGCCAGCGCCTCTATGGGGTCTCTGGGAGGCATCTACAGGCGCTCGGCAGATTCCTTCGACGGTGAGCCATACCTGACGCCGGACAAAGACCGCGTAACCATGTGGGAAGCCCTGTGGAAGTCCAAGGGCAAGCCGGTGATCGGGATCGCATGGACGGGCGGGATTAACCGAACCGGGGCAACGTATCGGCAATGGTCGCTGGACGATCTGCTGCCGGTATTTACGGCTATAGATGCCCATTGGGTATGCCTGCAATACAAGGACGCGGAGCCTGAAATAGCGGAATTCCTGCGTCGGCACCCATCGGTATCCCTGACTCAGTACCCGTTTGCCACGCTATCAAAGGACTACGACGACACGGCGGCGCTGGTGGCATCGCTGGACATGGTTGTGTGCGTCCAGACCGCCATTGCCCACCTTGCGGGAGCCTTGGGCAAGAAGTGCATTGTCTGCGTGCCGAAAAACTCACAGTGGCGGTATGGCTCGGATGGGGATACCATACCGTGGTACAAGTCAGTTAGCGTTTACAGACAGCACAAATTAGGCGAATGGTCTAATGTAATCAATAGGTTAGCAAATTCAGTCAAGCGTGAGTTTGGGAGCGTAGTGAAAGATGCTGCATGATATGGGTGGACGAAATCTGCTGAATTTTGCAGATTTCGTCCACCTACAAAAAGTGCTGAATTTTGCAGATTTCGACGGGTGACAAATGCTTATTACCGACAGATACCGCGAGCAGCAAACCGAACTACATCAGGACGAAAACTACGGCGTTGCGTCCCTGAGCTTCGCGCCTCTCGTGGCGAACATCGTCAACACGCTGGAGGTCAAGCAACTGCTGGACTACGGCTGCGGCAAGCGTCGGCTTTTTGGGGCCTTGCAAGGCAAGATCGACCACCGGATGACGCTACAAGCCTACGACCCGGCGATACCGGAATGCGCAGGAGAGCCGGTGCCGTCGCAGATGGTGGCCTGTATTGACGTACTCGAGCATATCGAGCCTGACCTGCTGGATAACGTGCTGAACGACCTTGAGCGTCTGACTCTGGGAGTAGGGTTCTTCTCTGTCAGCACCATGCCCGCGTCCAAGGTTCTGAGTGATGGCCGGAACGCGCACCTGATTCAGCAGCCTATCGAGTGGTGGCTGCCCAAGATCATGGAACGGTGGGACTTGCACACGTTTCAGATTTGCCCTGCTGGATTCTATGTGATCGTCTACGCGAGAAAATGGAACTGACATGGCGATTACCACCTATGCGGAACTGAAAACGGCGGTATCTACGTGGATACGCCGCGCAGACCTGACCAGCGGGCAGTTGGACGATGTAATCATGATCGCGGAGAAGTATATTTTCCGCAACACCCGCAACAAGGACATGGAGGCAGCGTTGAGCGTCGCGCTGTCCGGTGGCGTAGCTGCGGTGCCGACCGATTTCCTTGAATTGAAATTCGCCTACATCGACGGGTCGCCAGCGCGCATTCTGGAGATTCAGTCTCCTACGTGGATTTATAGCAACTACCCGAACCGTTCGCAGGGCGGGCCACAGTGCTTCGTGGCGCGTGACGGCGCTAATTTCATCTTCGGGCCGGGCGGCGCTGGCGGGGATTTGAAGGGAACCTACTACAAGACTCTGACTGCTGTTGCTACGTCCGCGAATGCGCTGTTTACCGCGAACCCGGATTTGTATCTGAGCGCTGCACTGGCTGAGACTATGGATTTTGTGAAGGATCAGAAATTCGTCGATAACTGGAGGATGCGCCGAGACCAGATCATTGCCGACATAAACCGCATCAACCGCGTGTCGCATGGCGGCGGTGCAATGGCTGTGAGGGTAGCGTGATAAAACTGCTTGGATATATGCCGGATGTAGATCGCACAACGCCGGGTGCGTTGATGGAGTGCGTGTCTTACGTGCCATCTATTCGCGGCATGAAGGCAGCACCATCGCCTGTAACCGGCACTCTATCATCCGCTCTTGCTGCCGAGTGCCGGGGCGCTTCGGTATTAACAAAAATAGACAACAGCAACAGGTTCTTCGCTGGCACTGCCACAAAACTGTACGAAGGCGGCGCAACGTCGTGGTCTGACGTTACCCGCGCTGCCGGAGGGGATTACACACTTGCGTCTAGTGATAGATGGTGCTTCGCTCAGTTCGGAAACGTATCTTTGGCGTGCGCGAAAAGCGACACGATGCAATTCTCAAATGGATCGGGAGCTTTCGCCAACATCGCGGGCGGGATAAAGTCTGCGGTAATGGATACTGTTGGCGAGTTCATAGTTGCCGGGAATACCAACGAAGGAACATATGGAGACTGCCCCAATAGATGGTGGGTAACTCCCGATTACGCGGACTGGACGCCAAGCATAGGAAATCGGATAGCCACGGGAACAATCGCGTCCTCTGCGGGCGGTATAAAAGCCATCAAACGGTTTGGCGAGTCTGTTGTTATATACAAAGAATCATCAATGTTTTTGGGAAGGCCGGTTGGCCCCCCTTTGATTTTTGCCGCCACTGAAATTTCAGGGGAGATAGGAGCGCCGTCACAAGATGCCGTTGCCTACATAGGTACCGAATCGGAGCCGAGGCATATTTTTATGGGCTACGATGATTTTTATTTGTTCGATGGTGCGCGCCCCATAAAAATAGGCGCTCCAGTTCGTAAAACAGTGTTCAGCGACATCAACAGAGCATTTTCATATAAGTGCTCGACCCTTCACGACAGGTTTAATTCACTGGTCTACTTTTACTACCCAAGCGTGCAGGCCGGGGCATTGGATCGATGTGTTGTATATGACTACAAGAGTGACAGATGGGGGCGTGATGATAGAACTGTTGAGGCCGTTATGCAGTATGGTGCCGTTGCGTTTACTTACGACGATTTAGGTTCTCTGCTTGCAACGTATGATACCTCTGCCGCCTATACATACGATTCACAGTTTTTCGTTTCTAACAACAAAATACCCGCCATTTTTAATAGTTCTCATGTTTTGCAACTACTTGTTGGCGTAGGCTCCAATGGATCACTCACGCCCGCCGATATTGGGGATGAGGCTTTAATGCACACCGTCTCTCGCGCAACCCCAAGGTGGCAAAAAAAGCCTACCGAGGCAACGCTTACTAATTTTTATAGAAGCCAGATAGATGAACCTTGGGAGCAAGATTACACGGTTTCTATGTCAGAAGGCCGCTTTGATTTTATGCGCGAGGCAAGATGGCATAAGGTTCAGATAAACACCGTTGGGGAAAGTGAGATATCTGATCTTCGTCTCAACATTATAGAGGGGGGCGAGGAATGAGGTTAAATTCACGCGGTAAATTAGGGGCAAATTATAGTCGTTCGACGCTCGAACCTGTAATTGAGGAAATCGAGCGCAAGGTGAATGCGCTTGGAGAGGGTTTGCAGGACGGAACGCACAATGCCTATACCGCTGCGCCGACTACTGGCGATCACGCAATAGGAGATTTTGTACTGAACAGCGCCCCATCCGAATTAGGCGTTGTAACTGCTAAATACATAATTCATGGCTGGCGCTGCACGGCCAGCGGAACGCCCGGCACTTGGCTTGAGTGCCGGTTCTTGACGGGGAATTAACATGGCTGACGTAGCTTCTCTTTTCAAAAATTGGAGTTCGACAACGAATTCCAATCAGCCCGTTGGCTCCACGGCTATCGGGACAAATCTGGACGACAACCTAAGAGAGATTCAAGGGGTAATCGTTCGCGGCCTATCTCACAAGGGCGCGGACATCGCCTCGGCAAGCACTACTGATCTGGGGGCCGTCGAGGGATTGATGCACAACATCACCGGAACCACAACAATAGACAGTTTTGGAACGGTGCGCGCAGGTTTGTGGAAACTTCTGAAATTCGATGGTAGATGCACGGTAACACACAACGCGACAAGTTTGATTCTTCCTCAAGCCAGAAACATAGTAACCAAGGCTGGCAATATGATGCTCGCCTTTTCGGAGGGAAGCGGTAACTGGAGAGTGATTTTTTTTGACTCAAATCAAACGGTGAATGCGTCTGATTTTTGTCCTCTAGACGGATCAAGTAATGATGCGCAGGGTTTGTCTCTATGTTTTGCCGCTCTGGGTGCTGCGGGCGGTGTGGTTTATGTAGACAATGGAGAAACATTACTTATTGATAGCGACGTAACCGTTCCAGACAACGTAGAAATTCGAGGTTCTAGACCAGCGAAGGCATCATATAGCCCGGTCGATTCCGAAGATTTCGGGAATAAGATGCTTATCAATAGTTCTGCGACCATAACCCTCCAGAATTCATCCGGCATCAGTAACTTTATGATTCTGCGTAAGGGGATTTCGTGGAATATTACTTCGGCGCAGGTCGCTTCTCAATTTGTCGGGGACGCAATAACACTGGCTAATTTAAAAACCGACTCGTTCGTTGAAAACTGCATGATTTTGGGGTTTGAGTATGGGATACGTTCTGTAGCCGGAGCCACAAATATAGCTCGGTCACGCCTGAAACACTTGTTGATGGACAATATCAATTGCATTTACTTGCAAAATTCACTAGATACCCATCGTCTTAATGATATTCACTGCTGGCCTTTCGTTACCGTGGCATCGACGCCAGAGGCACAGAATGCACACCTAAAGCGCAGTGGTTCCGGTGTTAAATTGGATGACTCGCAAGACTGGACGGCGCTAACCGAGGTTTTTACTTACGGATACTTCCGTGGAATCCAATTGAGTGATACGACCGCCGTGCAAATGAATTCGTGCGGGTCGGATTACCCGGCCAGCACATCCGATGGAGCAATCGGATTGCTTATTGACGGCGCTAGCGGCGAGATAACATCGGTTGCGCATCAGATTGCCGCTAGTGCGGTTGGGGTTTACGTAAACTCTACCGGCAGTAACAACAGGGTGAACCTGATTGCGCCGTCGATCTGGGAAACCATTGACAACGCCATTGTGAACGAGCGCGGCACGGCTCTTATTACTGCTCCGAGATTGCGCAATACAGGCGGCACAGGAACCGGCGTTGCCACGATCAGCACGAGCACTAACACGAAGATCATAGGCGGCGCGATCAATGGTTTCTCCGTTGGTATCAGCAACGGGTCTAGCAGCACGAAGATGTCGCACGATGGCGTTGACTTCACCAGCACCACAACGGCTGTGGTTAATCCCTACAATCCGAGCGTTGCCTCGGCTGCAGCGATTACGCTGAACGGTGAGAATCAGGTATACCACATCACTGGCACATCCACGATCAACGATATCGTGCCGGTTGCGGTCTATTCCGGGAAAAGCATTACGTTGATCTTCGATGCAGCTTTGACCGTTGGCGATTCCGTGGGCAATATCAAATTGAACGGGAATTTTGTCACGACTGCCGATGACACGCTTACCCTGGTGTCGGATGGAACAAATTGGCATGAAGTTTCCCGCAGCGCAAACTAAAGTTAAGCAAGGTATCTAAAATGGCACTTCAATCGTACGGCGATTACCTGATTGCGCAGGGGTTCTACCAAGACCCTGATACCGGCTCGTGGAAGCGCTACGACCCGTCGAGCGGCGATATAGAGCATCTGGACGCACAGGATACGGGTAGCCCGCTTTACCAGCAGTGGAGTGCCGCGCAGAACACGGCGCTGCAAACGGGCGGGCAACCGAACGCAATCCAGACAGACCCCTTCAATATGCAGTCCATTCAGTTTCAGGGGCCGGATGGGCAGTGGTATTTCAACAATCAGAATACGTTTGGCAATAGCGGCGAGACGCACGTTGCTGACGGGTTCACTCAGGCCGATTACGGGGCGGATGCAGGTCTGGGACTGGCAGGGAATTCCATTGCATCGCAGGAGCGGTGGGCGGCAGAGCACCAGCAGGATGGAATTATGGAAATGATCGCCAACAATATGCCGATTATTTTGGCATCCATTGTTGGTGGCGTGGGAGCAGCAGGGGCGTTGGGCGGCGCTGGTGGTGTGGGCGCTGCCGGGTTGGAAGTTGGAGCGGCCGGGGCTGGGACTGCCGCCGGAACTAGTGCGGCCGCGATGTCTCCGGAGTTGGCTACATGGTTTGCCGCCGCAGGATATTCTCCCGCTGAAATAGCAGCGCTCCAGTCTGGTATAGCGGGGCTTGGGGCTGGTGCAGGAGCGGCGCAGGCGTCCATTTTTGGGCCTTCTGCTGCCGAGGGTGGAGCAGCCCCATTAAGCACTGCGGGATATGAAAACCTTTCTGGGCAGATCGCCACGCAAGGGGGAACTGGCGGCCTTTCCCCAGAGATAGCGCAATGGATGGCAAATGCCGGTTACTCCCCGGCAGAGATTTCCGCGATGGGTTCGCAGTTCGGGGCTAGTGGCGGGCTTCTTTATCCGGGCGC